AAGTGCCGTTTTGCCCGCGCGCTTTTTAAGCTTAGATCGCGCTGTAATAGCGCATCAACCACCGCGCGCTTTTGAAGACTAAGTCGGTCTTTTTATTGTTATACTATATATAACCTATGACTGCTTAGCAAGCCTATCAAAATAAGAAAGTGTATCTTCTTCTCCATCATCTGAAGTAAAAGGCGATGCATCTTCCGTTGCCATAGTTGGTTCTTCAACTACTGGAGCAGATTCCATTGGAGTTTCCATTGTAATACCTGCATCAACACCTAATACTTTATTAAGCTTAGCTTTTAGTTCATCATATGATTTGTAGTTCTTTGGATCTACGAAATCTTGTAGAGAGTATAGTTTATTGTATACTTCTTCCAATCTTCCTTCATCACCTTCGAACAAAGCACTTTGTCCAGCAAACTCTGACTTATCATAGTTTACCCAACCTTCGACTTTTCTGATTTTAATCTTAAAGTCAGCGCCTTCCCAGAAATCGTATGGATTTACTGGATCTTCATCCGCAAATTGTGGCTGCATTACATCCATGATTTTATCAAAGATCTTTTTACCAAATTTGTAAAGGAAAACTTTTCCTTCATTTTCAGGATTAGCAGGATCAGAAACGACTAAAACGTTTGATACGTAGTGTAAACGTCTTTTCCTATCTCTTGCTATTTGCTTATCTTCATCTCTACCAGAATTCCATAGTACTGAATTGTGTTCAGATACTGGATCTTGCTGATTGATAGAAGTTAAACTATTTTCAATATACCATAGACCAGTAGGACCTTTAAACCCGTGATCCCAATATCTTACCCATGGAAGGTCTTCACCATCCTTTGCGGGAAGAAATCTGATTACGGCATAACCATTTCCTGCTTTATCTCTAGTAGGTTTCCAGAATCTATCATCTCCATAAGATTTAGTTTCTGTTTTTGTGGATACTGCTTCCGCAGCCTTTACGAGTTTGTCGATTGACGAGCTTCGTGTGCTCTTAAGATTTGCAAATGACATTATATTTCTCCTTGTATTGCATTGTATTTACTGAATTATCCACTTTATTCATAATATAATAGTTTATGCAAACTTCTCCATCAACATAGTTTTGCACTTGTTAATGTCGAAGTTCACAAAGGGTGTATACTTCTCGATTTTTCTTTTGTTATCAGGCCAAATAATGGTATCTGATATCTTGGAATCTTCTCGTTGTATAAACCCAAGTAGTGAATTTAGAATAACAACAGTCTCTAAACTAATATCTTCTTGCATCCACATTTGTACGATCATTGGTTGTTGACCATCTACACTTTCGAATAGATTATCAAACTTAACACCAATATTAAGATCGATTATTTTATTTATATCAATTGAAAACACTCTATGAATACTTTCTTTGATTTTTTTATATGTTGCATAGTAGCTTTCTGCCTCACTATCCATCATATCTCCTACGTATTTCTGTTCATTAATAAACTGAGATACATAAAATTCTTTTAAACTTCCATTATACTTCTTTGCTAGCTTAGCGAAAAAGTATTTATCTTTCCGATTTAAGAAAGATTTTGGTGTTACATTTGTTTTATAATTATACTTTACTGCATCATAACTACCTTCAAAATGTAGCTTTAATGCATTATATAATTTATAAGATTCAAATGGATCATTCATATTGGTAGTTTATTTCCTTTCTTAACTCTAATTAAGTTTAAGCCTGATGCTTCTGCTTCTATCTTTTCTTTTAAAGAATCAGTTAATAGTTTTTTAAGATTACTATAATCCATTCCTCTTTTTTCTATGATAAAAGTAGCTGCATCAATATAGCTTAAGTTTCCTTTCGCGACTAATTGTTCAACAGCTGTTGAAAATCTTTTTCTAGTCATAATTTTAACATCTAAATCTATACTCATAATACTCTAAGTAATATACAATCGATATTAATTCTACCATTTGGGACACTAACTTTAGTTGTTAATGTTTCCCATACTTGTTTATCGATTTGTTTAATAGTTCTATTTAAAATGAGTGGTAGTATTTCATCTGGCTTTCTAAGCGTAGCTGATCTACTTGATTCACATATGTTTTTAATGGTAGTACCACTTACCTCAAACCCCTTTGTTGAGTTTGTTTTATACTGTATAAGTTTTCTTGTTTTAGTATTGTATACAAACAACAACTCTTTTCCAGGAATCATTACAGGATTAATAGACATTAGTTTAGCATCAATATCTTCAACCTTGTATTTAAGATTCTTAACTTGAACATCAGAGGCTATTGGCTTCTACGTTCTTGGAACTCTTGCTGCTTTTTCAGCCGCTATAAGATTATCTAAAACTTCGAATTCTGTGTCCATCACAGCAATCATTTTCTTTAAATTAGCTTTAGATATGTGAGAATATGCTTCAACTGATTGATCGCATGTTTTATTATACGCGTCAACTATTGGTTGATATTCTAACATAACTTGATCTTTAAACATATTAAGCACTGCACCTTTCAATTGATACTGCTTAAATAGCTTATATACATCAATCTTTTGTTTGAAATCGCCTTCCATCCAACCATCAACAATAGCATCCCAATCTCCATAGATTGTATCTACCATTTTTTGTCTCATTCTTTCCTGAATGGTTGGTGGT